CAAAGTAAAGCTGACGATTGTTGTCGGCAAGCGCATTTCCTAGCGCCCGACTTGCGTCGCTGGTTGCGGCAAGCTCACTGCGAAGCCCGCCCAGTTTGATTCTATTGAAGCGCCCAAGCTCGCCAGAGACATTCTCAGAAACGGCAAGCAGCCGCAGTTGGCTGTCTTTGATTGCGTCGGTTTCAACACCATACTTATCTGCCGCATAAGCCGATTCCTTGTAGGAGTCTGCAAGGTTTTTGTTTGTGTATTCCAGCCGGTCGGTTTGGCTGCGAAGAAGATTAGTGTTGTTTGTGTTTTCTTCCAGCTCCCCATCGTTTTTAATAAGGGCATAGGTTACGCCGGCGATTGCAACTGCGAGCAAGCCCCAAGGGTTTAGCAATAATGCAGCGGTGTTCTTTTTTACCATTGCGGTATGAGCTGCCGTTGCTACTGTGGCAAGCTTTGTGACCCCGGTGTAAATAACCAACGCCGCAGCAGCCACGCCAAGAACGGTTGCCATTGCCGCAATCTCGTCAAGGTTGTCAACGATCAGGGAAATGAAGTCCGAGACATCTGTTATGAGTTGCGCCCAGTCCACCTCTTTGATTGCGTCTGCAATCTTTTTTCCAATGACGGGTAGTAGGTTTTGCAGTACCGGGATGAGGTCTTGAATGTAAGGAGTTAGTTCCTCGCCAATTTCGATTGCGACATCTATAATCGCCGACTCAAGAAGCTTGAGCTGGGAGTTGAAGGTGTCAAGTTGCTTATTGGCAACCTGCTCGGTGTAGCCCATTGAGGAGCGAAGCTCGGTCTCGTAGGTCTTGATTGCCTCGGATGTTCCAAGCAAAGCCTGAAGCGAGGCTAGGGATTTGTCAGAGAAGCCCAGTTGAAGTAGCGTAGCCTTCTGAGTCTCGTCGCTCATTCCAGATAGAGCGCCCTCTATGTCTCCGATAATGTCGCCAAGGTTATTCATGTCCCCGGTTGAGTCAAAGACAGCGATGCCCATTTCGGTAAATGCACCCTTGTTTGTTATTGCCTTTGTTGTTAGGTCACGAAGGACGATGCCAAGCTGGGTTCCTGCAAGCTCGCCTTTTATGCCCTGGTCGGCGAAGGCTGCCAGAACAGCGACACCTTCTTCGACATCCTTGCCGAGAGCCTTTAGTGCAGCACCGGCTTTTGTGGTTAGGGCTGTGGAGAATTGCTCAACGGAAGCGTTGGCGAGCGTGTTAGCCCTTACAAGGACATCCGAAATCTTCACCATGTTTTCCATGTTGGCGACGGCATCGTTCTTGATAGTCAAGCCAAGGGCTGATTGAGCGTCCGTCAATAGGTCGGTTGCTCGGGCCATGTCAAACATACCTGCCTGAGCGAAGGCTGCAACCGAAGGCAGTGCGGCAATGGATGATTTCGCATCGAGTCCAGCGGAGGCTAAGAAGAAGAATGATTCGGCAGCTTGTTCGGCTGAGAATGTTGTGGCCTTGGCGACGGCTCTGGCGGCATCCGCCATGTCGTCTTCCATCGCCTTCGTGAGGTCGCCCATGATGGCTTGAGACTTGACCAGCGCCCCGTCAAACTTAGCAAACTCACGGACGGAAGCAACGGCGATCGCCGCGCTTGCAGCAGCTACGGCAAGGAGCGCAACACCGGCAGCTTTGCCTAGGTCATCAAGAGCCTTAGTCGCTCCAGTCACGCCCTTTTTGTCGAACTCGGAAACAATCCGAATCTTAATTGCCATTAGCAGACTCCTATCAAGTTGCTCATTTGCTTAGTCAAGCTTTGCAAACAGCTTGATGCCAAATTGCTCGGCGACCTTTTTGACCTTTGCTTCAATCTCTGGCTTACGCCTAAGAACCCTTTTGAACAAGAACCGACCTGGCTTCCCAAACATCGAACCTAGTTTCTTGTTGAACGCCTTGCCCTGCCCATTGTAGGTGTAGGAGTGATAACCAACCGAGCTAGAACCCCAACCCTTTGAAACCGCACGAGGTGGTCTTCGCTCAATACCTGCAAGCTCGGCATAATCAAACCCGAGCTGACGGCCCATGCCTTGGTTCTTACCCGTGCCTTCGATGGTGATGAGATCTCGTGGTCGGATGCTAACACGAGGTCTAACATCAACCCCTGCCCAAGCCGTCCGTCCGTTGTGGAACATTCCCGGCATTGTGCTTTTAAGTTGACTTGTGACCGAGGAGTTTATCTCGCTCTCAATGGGACTCAGTATTGGGCTAAGTTCGGTGGTTATGCTTTTTTTGAGCTGAGCGAAAAGTCCCTTTTCGTAGGTCTTGAGTTCTCTGAGATAGTCAGAGGAACCAGTCAAGTGTGATTTCGCCATTTTTGCTCCTTACCCCTCTATTCTACCCAACAAAGAAACCCTCCCCGAAGGAAGGGCCTCTCTATCTGTTAGGAAGGTTTTTAGCCACCATCCAGCGGTGCATTGTCCAAAGCATCCTTTCGGATTCCTGCATCAACACACTCGGTGCAATACCTGTTTCACAAGCGATACCTGCGATGAACCAATGAGCAGAGGAGTCGCCCAACCCAATTATTTTGGGTCGGCACCAGCTCCAACCATGTCGACTGATTCTAGCCACTTTTCAAAAGTAAGCTTCGTTTCTTCAGTTCTCTTTTGTGAGTGCCAAGCCAAGAAAAGCGAATAGCTCATCCTTGGGTCGTTGCTCATAGCGGAGATGCTGACTCCGAACTTATCCTCGAACGCAACCATATCGGCAGCGTTGCAAGTTGTGTCCTTTACTGCTCCGTCTTCGTGTGTGATCTGTAGATTTATTTTCAACTTATTCTCCTGTTGTTATGATGTGGCTTTAGTGATTGAACCGCTTAGTGGGAACGTGACGCTGAACGTGGACAAGTCTCCGACAGCTCCGCTCACAGGCGATAGAGAATTTATGAGGTAACTGCCAGCGTAGCTAGGGGTTGTCGCTGAAACTGTTGAGCCGTTTCCTGCGATAAGGGTTATGGTCACAAGCGTTCCAACTAGGTCTTCGGTTAGAACGGTGTTCAATGCACCTGCGCCAAAGTCAGTGTGGAAGTCTAGAGACAGTGAGCCAGACTTTAGCCCTCCGACAACCTCAGTGAACCCGTCAGAAGCAAAGTCAGTAACATCAACTTCGGTTGAGGTGATTGTAAGTTCTGCACGAGCGACGCTCGCACTTACGTCTGTTCCGCCAATGTCGACGTTGTTTCCGGTAACTACATACTTAGCCAATTTATTCTCCTTTTATTATGCTACAGCTTTAGCGACTGAACCTGACATTGGGAATGTCACGCTAAAAGTTGAGAGGTCGCCGACAGCACCGCTAACGGGTGACAGGGAATTTATCAAAAAGTTGGCAGTGTAGCTAGGAGTTGCAGCGGTAGCCGCTGTCCCGTTGCCTGCAATCAAAACAATTTCGACTAGTGTTCCAACCAAGTCTTCAGTTAGCACGTCGTTTATGCCGTCTGTTGCAAAGTCACTGTGAAAGTCCAAGGACAATGATCCGGACTTCAATCCGCCGATAACTTCAGTAAACCCTCCGCTCGCAAAATCCGTTACGTCAACTTCCGTTGAAGTTATTGTTAATTCGGCACGAGCTACGCTTGCACTAACGTCAGTGCCACCGATTTCTACATTGTTTCCTGTTACTACATACTTTGCCATTTATTTCTCCTTATGCGTAGACGGTGACAACAAATTCTGCTGCCAAGTATTCGCTTTCGTTTACAGTTATTGAACCAATGTTAGGCATTGACTCGACAATTAGGTCTTGGCAAGCACCGCTCAGTGTTCTATTAGATTCTATCGCACTCTTGCAAGATGAGTCTCCGGTCGGTTCTGAGTAAAGGTCTAGATACCTCTGAGCCTGCCTTTCAGCAGCTCGCCCGACAATCACTCGGACAGTAAACGAAAAGATGTTTAGTCCGCCCGAAAAGGCTTGGTGATACTGGATCGAGTTCAGGCTTACGATGGCAGCAGGAGGCGACACTTGGTCGGGGATTTCTTCAAATACCCTAAGCCCTGAGATTGTTCTGAGGTTAGTGGCGATGCCTGACCTAATTGCAGCGATGCTCACGCAAACCTGATTTTCCTGTAGGGGTTGATTAGTCTTTCAATGTCTGGGTCAAACCTGCTAACCCTAACAACTCCAATATCTCCAAAGCCCATTACTCCACCTGGAGAGTCGTTGCGCTTGAAAATTCTTGAAGCGAGCAGGACGGTTGCTTGCTTGATTGCAATTGGCGCTGAGGCAAATCCAAAGGTTCCTTCAACTCTGACAGTGACCTCTAGTCCGCTACTGGGCCAGTAGAAATCTCCGACAGCACGCAGGCTATCAAAAGGTACAACCATTCCTCCCGCAATTCCGTTTAGTGGCTCTAGCTGGTA